AGTGTTCTTTCCATCGGCGGGTTACTGATTATGAAGTTTATTGATAGACCTGGTGCACTATCAAAGTCTTGAGATAGATGCCAGGCGTCTAGGGTTTCGGGGTCTGACGACCTGAATTTTCCGGTGATCTCGCTGGGGCGATATCTATATTCGGCGAATCTCTCCTGGTATCCGAAAATTGTATCATTGCTTGTTTCGTCTGATGTGAAGTATATCTCCTGCCGGAGAACTTCTTGTTCGCCCAGGTGGGCTAGTGCCGGGTAATAGAAGTCGAACCTGTCTTTGCGGGACCATAGTTTATTGAGTCCCTGTTGATATGTTAAATCTGCATCTACGCAGACCAGTCCTATTATATACCCGTGTTCTGTGAAGGATTTTGTGAATCCGTGTCCGTTAAATCCGGCTGTGCCTACTCCGGATAATGAGCCGAGTTCTCGGCCTGTAGCCCCAGTTTCGTCTACCGAGTCGGTTGCTGAATGTATGGGGCTTATGTTAACGGGTGTTGTTCCGCCGCCCAGATATTCGGGACGTTGGAGTCTGGCGTCAGGTGATGTTACGCCGAAGTGGCTTTTGATTATTTCTGTGTACCTGGTTCCGCCCCGGGCGTCACGCTCGTACATTTTTTGCACCTGGAACGCTTCGCGTAGCGAATTTACCGTTGCTCCTGTTACTGCTGTTAGATCGGCCCAGATACCTGGTACTCCGGGGTTTGCGCTATCCTCCTCTACCCTAAACTGTGTTCCGTCAGTAGTACCAAAGTTCTGGTATCCATCATAGGTTTGCTGCTGTGTATGGCTTGTTTCCCACACAAGACCGGGTGTTGCTTGCCACGATTGATTTGACTTTCCTATTCCCTTTACTGGAGCTTTATCGCCCAAGGGAAGTGGTACTGCTGGCCCTTTTTGTGGCCAAGGTAGGCAAGACGTAAAGTAGTCGTGGCGTTTGCCACGGAAGTGCATGAATGCGTAGTTGATTGGGTCATCTGGTCCGTCATTTTTAGGAACTAGTGCTGCGTTTTGTATGTTCTGATCTCTGAACCATTCGTTATAGATCAGATTGTATGCGCGTAGTGGTAGCGCGTTAACTGTTGTGTTGCTGATACCAGGGGGGATCCCCATGTGATCTTGGAATGAATCTATTCCGACACCCTGTGCAAATATGCATTCTGGTATTTCGAAGTCTGTTGAGTCGCCGGGTCCGTTCGGTTGTTCTCCCATGAACCTTTGGAAGTTATCCCATACTAACCTTTTCGGAACGAAAAAGTAGAAGGTTGACATGGTGAGATTATCCATAATAGGAAATATGGGTGTACTCATCCGGGCGAACCCGGATGTTTTCATGTTGAAGGTGTCCCCTGGTAGTACCTCGTCGAGGTACATGGGGACTAGTTGACCGGCGTTGAATGTGGTTTTGTGTCCACTTGATCTATTAAATGAGCTTCTCGGTATATTGGCGTGTGGTACTTCCGAGAATGTGTGTTCCATTACTGATTTGGCCATCGTTTTATTCCTCTATGTCCATTTGCCCTTCTAGGGGCATTTCTTTTTGACTTGGGGTGAGTTCGTGGAATCTGACAAGATTAATTGGTGTGTCGAGGATTGTGAATAGTGCTGTTTCGTCATCATAGATGCCGATTTTGAACATTGAGAATTGTTCGGGGTGTCGTGCAATGTCGGTGTTCTGGTCGTCGATAAGGTCCTGTGCTGCGCGCATCGCCACCTGGTCATTAATGAGGTAGAACGGCTTGTTGTAAATTTGGGCTGCGCTATCGTATACGACATAAGCGTTATGTATCATCTTTATATACTCCTAGTAATGTTTTTTTGTTTCCGGGACTGTATATTTTCCCGGGTTCTGGCTTTGTTCAGATCATGGCGATCTGGTTTGTAGCTGTGATCTTCATTTATTCGTTTCTTTTCAGCATATTGCTCTCCTTTTTCCATGTTTTCAATAATATCTGTGTAGTATTTCGGAATTCCTGTTTTTTTACCATTTGACGTGATATAGCCCTTTAATAGGTCTGACTGGTATTTCTTGACCCAGTCGTGGGCTATGCCGGGGTTCCGGCTGCTGTTTGTGAATTCTGCGGTAATATCCTGTATGCCTACGCAGGTATATCTGGATTCTTGTTCGTAGTGTGTTGCTGCTTCGGGGCCATTTTGCTTTTTCATTATATACCGCGCCACGTAGGCGGCGGTGTCGAAGTTTGCTTCTCCTATGGTGACGTGCCCATGCGGCCACGCTTTTAATAAGCTTTCGGAAGTATAGTATATGTCGCCCCTTTGGTTTTTGCCGGTCGGTTCCTTGTCCGGGAATTCGTGTCCGAATATTATGGCGTGGTAGTGGGGTCGTCCGGTTTTTTCTCCGTACTCTCCGCACATGAAGTAGCGTATCTTTTTTGGGTGTATCTGCTTTCGCAGTCTTTTCATGAATGTTTGCCATGCGTACCTTCCTATTGATTCGAATGGTGGTAAATCTTCATCTCTATATGTCAGGGTGATGAAGGTATTCTCCTGGTGTAATGTCATTTCGTGGGTGCATCTTAGCGCCCACTGACGACTTCTTTCAAGACGGCATCCACTGCATTGGCCGCAAGCGACTTTTCTGCTTTCTCCGTCTTGTCCTGACGTTTTAGTGAAAACGACAGGGTATTTTCCATTGTCATTGGGATGGATAGATTTCCACCCGTCGAGTGGATAGTGACATGGCATAGTTGTTGATGACTACAACCTGTAACCGCCGCGCATAATGCGACTATTACCGTTCTTTTTATGGCTCCTTGATGCTGTCTTTGAGAACAGTTTTCGAGAGCGGTTTTTACCCATTTTTTTGCGTCGCATTGTATGCTCCTTTGATCAATTTTTGATCTATTTTTGCGTCTTTGTGACGCTTTTTGACACCTTACCGTTAAGTATTTGATTTGTCTAGTTTTCTCGGTTGGTGTCAGTCCTACCAGTTACATCAAGTAGGTAACTGGTAGGGGTTGGCGGGCGATGTTATTCGCCCTTGCTTTTTGTTGATTGCGCCTGGGCGTGCTCATGCCCGTCCCTTGGCGCTGTATCGGGTTCGGTACCTTGGGGTACCGGGTCGTTGTAGCGGTCCCTGTCGGGCGCTACAGACAGGTGTGAGGCGTTTAAGCCTTTTTCTATAATATCCTCATAATTGTCGGGGTTGTTCATGTATTCGACGAACTTTCCGGGGTCGTTTTCGAACTCCCTTCGGAGGCTCGCGGGGAGTGTCATAAACATGTCGTCGATCATGGCTATTTTGTTCTGTGCTTCGTGATAATCGGGCGGGTCGAGCATCTCGACATATTGGCCCTCATATTGATTGACGTGGTCCATAATTCCGGTGATTTCGAAGCGTTTAAGGATACTGTGTATGTTTACAGTATCCCTATGGTGTTGTTCCGTGAGAAAGTCTTCCTCGTTGAATTGAACGGTGACTTTTCTACGGTATTTCTCGGGTGTTGAGAATGGCATTTTTGTTCTCCTACGGTTCTAGCCGTGTGGTTTTTAAGAAGGGTTAATATGAAGGAGGTTTTTGGCGTACGCCTTTTGGACCGCGTTTGCGTTGCGGTTTTCCTGTTGGTTTGCCTGTAGGGGCATATTTTGTGGTTGGTTGTTTTGGTGCGGTAACTGCTGACCAGGCTGCGCCTTCTGTTCCGACACCTGACATTATTTTTGCTCTGAATGCTCCTGGGTTATTTTTGAAGTATTCCAGCTCCATCCTTAGCCTTTGTTCGTTTAAATCGTTTTGTGCTGCTGTTGATGCCGCTGTCTCTATTTCGTGTCCTAGTCGCGTTATTTCATTCGCTAGTTTTTCTGCTGTGATTTCTGATACTTTTGCGGCGTTCGCGATTGCTTTTACTTCCTCCTTATTTTTTGATTTTGTCGTGTAGTCTTTGACTACGTCTTTAGCGCTGTTTTCAAATTGCGCTGTTTGTCCTGTCGGTGTTGAGGCTCCGGGTCCTCCCGTTGCTGATAGTATTGGGTTAAGACCTGCTGCTCTGAGGTCCTTTACTTCTCTTTGGTGTGCTGTGTTGCTCATGCGTTCCTGAAAACGCATTTGCTCTCGGGCCATTTTTTTGCCCTTTCTGTTTGCTCTTTCGGCTCCGGCGAAGCCGATCGCGCTGCTTACTACTTCTCCAACACTCATTT